GGCAAGGCTTCGCCCACAGAGGTGACGGCCGTGCTTCGGCTAGGTACAGCTCAAGAACTGGCCAACGTCGAGCGCATCAAGGCGCAAACGGCGTATCTCGAAGCCCAGAAGAAGAAGGCGGAGTCGGAGACGGTGCGCGAGGACATGTTCCAACGTGCTATGGAGGCTTTGACCAAATACGAGGGAGGCACACGCTAATGCTCACCTATAGCGAGCTCATCAAGCGCGATACATTTTTGGGGCGCTTCAGATACGCTAAATTGGGCGGGCAGCTAGGTGTGGCTACCTTCGGCTTCGATCGGCATCTCAACCAAGCGTTTTACGCGAGTTATGCCTGGAAAAGCGCTAGAGACGCGGCCATCATTCGTGATGAAGCCTGCGATCTCGGAGTTCCGGGCCTCTATATTCGCGACCGAGTTCTTGTTCATCACATGAATCCATTGCGTGCAGAAGACCTCGTCAGGTATGACGAGGATAAACTCTTCAACCCCGAATACCTCATCTGTGTCTCTACGCGCACCCACAACGCCATTCACTTTGGTGACGAACGGCAGCTACCGCCGCCCGAAATCGAACGAAGGCCTGGCGACACCAAGCTTTGGTAAGGAAGACCATGGACACGATTGCCCGCAGGCCCATTCGGCCGACGACCATCCCTCTGAGGATGCAGCACACCTCGCTTCAGTACAAGGACACCCCGAAGCAGCAGGAGCACGACATCAAGCTCCTCTTCTTGAAGGGTCAGATGTACCCGATCAAGACCGGCACCGAGGCCGGCCCCATGAACAGCCAGAATCGCCCGCTCCTCATCGAGTACGCGGAGGAGTATGGCCACTACATCCACTTCGCGAAGGACAACTGGATCGCTGTCGACCGTGACATCGTGAAGAAGGGTTCCTTCGAGAGGGACCACGTCTTCATCATCGACAACGACAAGACCTGGGGCCGTGGATACGACTCCGACATGGCCACCGTTGCTTTCGACCACGTCGACGAGCGTCTCGGTCGCATCAACCAGGGAGCCGTCCACTTCCCGACTCGAGGTCGGACTAAGGGCGAGCCCAACTACGAGGTCAACGTCCTCTACTCGACCCGGATCGCGCAGTGGATGCGTGAGGTCGGTGCCGGCAAGGCTCTGGCGTTCGTCAACGGCGACTTCAACATCCCGGACCGCACCATGGACTGGGCTTTCGGTCGCGCCTTCACTTCGATGGCCGACGAGCTCAGGGCTTGGCAGCACACGGGCCACGGACCCATCGACGGGTTCTGCTCGTACGACAAGGACGGCCGAGTTCACGCTCGGCGCTTCAACGTTCTGGACGACTCCGAGTCGTTCCGCTTCTCGGACCACTTCGTGTGCCGCGGAGTATGGGCCATCGAGCCCATGAAGTTCTGACAACTACTACGGAAGGAAGAATCATGGCCGAGATCGACGACCGCGAGAGCGAAGAGGTCGACATCCAGCCGTACGAAGGCGCTCCTGCCTACGACCGGCCCCAGGCTGCCGACGGCGCCCAGGACGACGAGGGGGACGACGATGCATGACTGGAGAGAGACCCTCGGGTGGTACGACGACCACCAAACCGCCGATGAGATCGGCTTCGACCCCGACGGCATGTGTCTGAAGATCTGCCGAACGGCTCGCGACATCCCTGCCAGGTACCCGGACGCCAAGACCTCGCAGGACAACACCCCAAAGGAGCATCGCGTCTACGACGTGGCCAAGCTCCGGCGTGGGATGGTCCTCTACTTCGACGACCCGAATGACTCGAACCGGTTCGGTCACATCGTGACCATGATCGGCCGCGTAAAGGGCTTCAAGGACTGGTCCAACCTCGACGAGGTTCTCGTCGAGACCAACAGCGTCGTGGCGAACCAGGTAGTCATCGTCCGTGCGAGCTACTTCAAGCAGCACTGGGGCGACGACTTCAAGTTCGGCGCCACCTGGCTCAACGGATTCGAGCTCGACGTGCCGGCGAAGAAGACGCAGCCTCGTCCGCGTCCCGAAGGACCTACTCGCGTGGAGAACTTCATGGCGTCCAGGCCGGATTGGGACGTCAACATCCTTCGCCGCGCCGTGGAGAACGGTCGAGACGACCTGAAGCCCATCGTCGACGGAATCGACAAGGCTGTGCGCAGTCTTCCCGACGACAAGGACGAGCACGACTCCCTGGTGGAGCAGTTCAAGGACGCCTACATCAAGAAGGGCTTCCTTCGCTCGGGTCTCATCAACCAGGCAGTCGTCAACGGTCGCACAGGTGAGGTCAAGGCCGTCCGAGACGAGCTTCGCCGGCTGATCAAGTCCCTGCCGAACTACTAACTTCACAGATGTACCCACTTCTCACCGATGCTCAATTCCAATCACTGTCTCTAGTGGTGGTTGCGATGATCGGCATCATTCCGGCGACGTTGGCTGCTGTTTGGGCTCGCAATGCAAAGGCAAACAGCGCAGAAGCGAAATCAAACAGCGCCGACGCTCTCCATGAAGTCAAGGCTAACGGTGGGATGGAAGACCCCGACCCGACGCTGAAGGATTACATCAAGTTCGTTGGTGAGAACACGATGAGCAATACCGATCGCCTCTCCAAACTGGAAGAGGTACTCGAAGCTCATCTTGCTCACAGCAAGATCATGGATAGTGCTTTGGCACAAGTGTTCTTGACGATCAGACCAGATCTCGACAGAGACGATCTGGATGATCTTAAAGACAATCTTTCCTAACTGTCAAAATGAAAGGAGGGGGAAGACATGACAACCAGCATCCTCAACGATGTCAAGCATTCACTTGGGCTTTTGCCTGAGGACACGGCGTTCGACTCGGACGTCATGATGCACATCAACAGCACGTTCGGAACTCTGACCCAGCTCGGCCTCGGTCCAGTGACGGGCTATGAGATCACAGGCGAAGAGAACACCTGGGACGAGTTCACGGCGGACCCCCGGCTGAATGCCGTCAAGAGCTACGTCTTCCTCTGCACCTCGATGCTCTTCAACCCTCCTCAAACCGGCTTCGAGACTGCGGCCAAGGAGCGGCAGAAGCTGGAGATGGAATACCGCCTCAACGTCGTCGTCGACTACGGGTAATCCATGCTTAGCAATACCGCAACCCCGAAGTACTACGCAGAGTTCCAGCAGAAAGTACTTCGGGGAGAAATTCCGGTCTGTGAAGAGATCTCTCTTGAGATGCAGCGGATCGACATGCTCGTCAAGGACCCCAATGTCTACTACGACGACGGGGCGATCGACGGGTTCATTGCCTTCTGCGAAGACGAGCTGACTCTAACCGACGGAGGTCCGGTCCACGTACTGGATTCGTTCAAGTTGTGGGCCGAGCAACTTCTGTCCTGGAAGATCTTCGTTCAACGACGACTGTGGGACGCCGAAGTCGGCGACTTCGTGATGAAGACGATCGAGAAGCGACTCCGAGACACACAGTACCTGGTCGTGGCGCGTGGGTCGGCGAAATCGATGTACGTTGCGTTTCTACAAGCGTACTTCCTGACCGTCGACCGCGCGACCACCCAGCAGATCACAGTCGCTCCTACCATGAAGCAGGCCGAAGAGGTTCTGTCTCCGATCAAGACCGCAATTCAAAGAGCTAAAGGTCCGCTGTTCCAGTTCCTAACAGACGGGTCCTTGAACAACACCACAGGGGCCCGGTCGGGACGCCAGAAACTGGCTTCCACCAAGAAGGGCATTGAGAACTTTCTCACTAACTCGTCTATTGAGATCCGACCCATGACCATCGACAAAGTCCAGGGTCTAAGGTCGAAGTACAATTCGGTGGATGAGTGGCTCTCCGGAGACACCCGCGAGAACGTCATCACCGCTCTCAAGCAGGGCGCGAGTAAGTTCGAAGAACCGATCACTGTCGCCATCTCTTCGGAGGGTACCGTACGAAACGGTGTTGGCGACACGATCAAGCTCGAACTCAACGCCATTCTTCGGCATGAGTTGGAGCAATGGAACGTTTCGATCTTCATTTACAAGCTCGACGACGTCAAAGAGGTCGGCAACCCACGTATGTGGATCAAGGCCAACCCGAACCTTGGCATCACGGTGTCTTATGACACCTATCAAGAAGACGTCGACCGCGCCGAACAGTTCCCATCAGTCCGAAACGAGATCCTAGCGAAGAGATTCGGTCTTCCGATGGAGGGGTTCACGTTCTTCTTCACTTATGAGGAGACTATCCCCCATGCGGAACAGGATTATCGGAAGATGCCGTGTTCGTTGGGCGTTGACCTCTCTAGAGGTGACGATTTCTGTGCTTTCGACTTCGTATTCCCGATGGCAGCAGATGAGTCAGGTAACTGGTCTCGTTTCGGCATCGACGCTCGAAGTTACATCACACAGCGAACCCTCGACCTTCTTCCTGGGGGTAAGAGGATCAAATATGACGAATTCATAGCCGAAGGCTCTCTGGTCATCATGCAGGGTGCCACTTTGGACATGATGGACGTCTACACTGATCTCTCTAGATACTGGGAGGCGATGGAATACGAGATCCGCACTGTCGGCTACGACACCTACAACGCCAAGGCTTTCATGGACCGTTATGTGACGGAATGGGGCCCTTACGGCATCGAGAAGGTCATTCAAGGCGCTAAAACCGAGTCTGTGCCGCTTGGTGAACTCAAGATCATGGCTGCAAGCCGAGACCTCATATTTCACCAGCTTATCATGCATTACTGCATGGGTAACGCGCACGTCAAGGAAGACCTGAACGGCAATCGAATGCTGATCAAGCGTCGTAACGACGAGAAAATCGACAACGTTTCAGCCCTGTTGGATGCTTATGTGGCCATCAAGGCGAACCCCGAACAGTTTGACTGAGGAGGTGAGATATGGGACGAGTAGTAAGAGCACTCAAGCACAGTTGGAACATCTTCAATGACGCCCCTCAGGACCTCGGTTATGGGGGCGCCATGACGATGAGCCCACGCGCTTCTCGAGCACCAGCTCGATATTTCAACGATCGATCGTTCGTCGAGACGATCTACAACCGGATGGCTGTGGATTATGCCAGCATCGAGTTCTATCACGCCAAGCTGAACGAAGACGGCGTGGCTGTCGAGGTAGTTCCGGACAGTCTGAACAACTGCCTCACTCTGGAACCGAACATTGATCAGACGGCACATGCACTCAAGATTGACTACGCCATGACGATGTTCGAACAGGGCCACGCAGTTCTTGTGCCGGTTTACGCCGACATGGACCCTCTGGAGAGTGCCAGCTACGACATTGAAGACCTAAGGGTTGGTCGCGTCGTAGGCTGGAATGCTAGGAAGGTCCGAGTCGAGGTCTACGACGATCGAGAAGTCGACGACGACGGCGAGCCCGTCAATGGTGGCATCCGGAAGCAAGTCGTGTTTCCCAAGGAGCACCTCGCTATCCAGGAAAATCCGTTCTTCGGTGTGATGAACTCGCCGAACGGGGTCCTTCAGAGGCTGATTCAGCAACTGGAACACCTGGACACTATCAACGCTGCTGCGGCATCCGGCAAGCTAGACCTTGTCATGCAGTTGCCCTTCCCCACGCGTAGCGACTCTCGGAAGAAGCAAGCCGAGGAGCGAAGGGACCTGCTTCGTCAGCAGCTCATGAATGACGAGCTCGGCATCGGCTACATCGATGTCACCGAGAAGGTCATTCAGCTCAACAGACCCGTCGTCAACAACATTCTCGAGCAGATCAAGTATCTGGCCGACGAAGTGAAGAACGAGCTGGGTCTGACGAACGAGATCCTCAACGGTACGGCCAGCAGGGACACGCTCAACAACTACTTCGACCGAACCATCGAGCCAATCGCTCAGGGTACGGCGCTGGAGTTGAAGAGGAAGTTCCTCACCAAGACGGCTCGCACTCAGAGGCACTCAATCGAGATCTATCGCGATCCGCTGAAGATCATTCCTCTGGACCAGCTGGCTGAGGTGGGCGACAAGCTTACCAGGGCCGCGTTGGTCACGGCGAATGAGTTCCGGCCGAAGATCGGTCTGCGGCCCTCGTCGCAGCCGGGAGCGAACGAGCTCAAGAACCCGAACATGCCCATGGACGATCAGATTCCTCGGGCAGAGGAACCACCGACCGAGGAGGAAACCGATGGCGGAGGTTAAGAACTACCTCAGTCGAGCCAAGCCCGATCTTCTCCACACGGAGATGACCGCGGCCCTCGTCGTCGAAGAGGGCGACAAGGTCGACTACGGCGTGATCGGCATGAAGTGGGGCAAGCGACGTTCGCCGGCCCAACTCAAGGCCGCATCCGAGAAGAAGGGCGGTGGCGAAGGTGGGGACGACAAGTCCAAGGCCAAGCTGGAGCCCCTTTCAACGAAGTCCGGCGACGCCAAGGCTTCCCTCACCGACACGGTGGGTCGGGTCGAGAAGAAGGGCGACGGTAAGGCTGCGACCGAACCGTCAGCAGAACGTTACGAACGTCTCAGGGAGCAGGCCAAGCTTGGCCGCGCCAAGCAGATGTCCGACGACGATCTGAAATTCTTCAACGCTCGGACCGAGGCTCTGGCCAAGATCTCGAAGCTCAACAAACAGAATCCTGGCTGGATCTCAACCGCAACCAAGTCGGCCATCCAGAAGTCTGCTCAGAAGTCGATGCAGGCAATCCTGGACAAGGCGGCGGAGCAGTTCATCGTTCTGCCAATCAACGAATCCATCGGCAAGAAGGCGGCAGAAGCTGCTGCAAAGGCTGCCGCCAAGAAGAAGAAGTAGGAGGTCAAAATGGAACCCAATTTCTCTGGGTACGTCACCAAGGCGAACCTGAAGTGTGCCGATGGACGAACGATTGCCCACGGTGCATTCGACGGACAGAACGGTGCCAAGGTTCCGCTGGTCTACCAGCATAACCACGACGACATCAGCCAGGTACTCGGCCACGTCATCCTCACCAAGAAGGAGGACGGTGTCTGGGGCGACGCATTCCTCAACAAGTCGGCCAAGGCGCAGGACGCCAAGGCTGCTGTCGAGAACGGCGACCTGGACAAGTTCTCGATCTGGGCGAAGGATCTCGACGAGCGTGGCTACCTGGTGCACGACGGCGTCATCCAGGAGGTCAGCCTGGTTCTGGCTGGCTCCAACCCCGGCGCGAACATCGCCAACGTGCTCATGCACGGAAGCCTCGATCCCGACGACAACCTCATGGTGGTCGGTTTCGAATTCAAGCACTCGGACGTCAAGACCGAGGAGAAGCCGGCGGCCGAAGAGCCGAAGGTCGAAGAGAAGCCTGCCGAGGAGGGGGAGAAGTCCGTCGAGGACGTTCTGAACACCCTCACCCCGGAGCAGACTGCTGCTGTCAACAGTGTCATCGGTGACGTCGTCACCGAGGCCGTCGCCGAGGCCCTCACCGAGGAGCCCGAACTCGAGCACGACAATCTGGACTCCTCCAAGAAGGGAAAGAACATGCGCCGTAACGCATTCGACAAGACCGAGAGCGAGCGTCCCTCGCTGAAGCACGACGACATGAGGGCGATCCTTCTCACCGCGAAGGGCAACCCGGAGGAAGGCATCCGCGGGTTCAACGACGGCGCGGCTGTCGGCTCCCTCCGCGACCTCGTCCGCAGCAAGCACGGCAAGGAGCTGATGCACGCGGACACCTACGGTCTCGACAACGTCGAGGTCCTCTTCCCCGACGCCCAGAACATCATGAACCGGCCGACCTTCGTCGACCGCCGGCAGGAGTGGGTGAAGAAGTTCATCGGTGGCACCAGCCACACGCCCTTCTCCCGCATCAAGACGATGCACGCCGACATCACCGCCGACGAGGCGCGTGCCCGAGGCTACATCAAGGGCAACCAGAAGGTCGACGAGGTCTTCCCGATCTTCAAGCGGACCACCGGCCCGGCCTGGATCTACAAGAAGCAGAAGCTCGACCGGCAGGACATCATCGACATCGTCGACTTCGACGTCGTCGCGTGGATGAAGGTCGAGATGCGCGGCAAGCTGGACGAGGAGCTCGCTCGCGCGGCCCTCTTCGGCGACGGTCGCCCGACCATGGTCGGTGCGGAGCTCAACCCGGACAAGATCCCGGACCCCACCGGCACCGAGGGCAACGGCATCCGTTCCATCGTCAACGACGACGACCTGTACACCCAGACGTACAGCGTCCCGCTGCCGGCCGACCCGACGGGTACCGACTGGAACATCCTCCTCGACACCGTCACGGAGTCGCAGGAGTACTACATGGGCTCCGGCAACAAGACGGCGTTCATGACGTACCGGATGGCCTCCAAGCTCCTCACGATCCGAGACGACTTCGGTCACCGCATCTACAAGAACCTCTCCGAGGTCGCCGGCGACATGGACGTCAGCTCGATCGAGCGGATCCCGACGGAGCTCATGCCGGAAGGAGTGCTCTGCGTCGTCCTCGACCTCGCGGACTACAACTTCGGCACGAACAAGGGCGGCGAGGTCACGCTGTTCGACGACTTCGACATCCTCGTCAACCAGTACCACTACCTGATGGAGACCTACCTGTCCGGCGCCCTCGTGCTGCCGTACGCGGCCCAGGTCTACAAGTCCGTCGCGAACACCGACACCGAGGTCGTCCCGACCGAGCCGGCCAACGTCGCGAACGTCATCACGGTCCCGACCCAGCCGGGCGTGACCTACACCAACGCGGCCACCGGCGCGACCCTGGCGAACGGCTCGACCGTGACCCTGGACGCGGAGAACGTGAAGACGTTCAAGATCGAGGCGAAGCCGACCGCCGGCTACTACTTCGACTCGAACGCGGACATCACCGACAGCTGGACGTACCGCTACAAGGCCTGATCCGGCAACCCCATGAGATATTCAGGGATGCTCGGTATCTCCGAGCAAACTGAGATTGCTCCTGGGGTTTTTGAGGACGTCATCACCGAGTACCCGGTGCTCGGGACGATCAAGCAGCGGACGGAGGTGCTGGAAGGGGGGGATGAGATCCTTCCGAGGTATTCCACCACGACCAGCATCTCCGTCATGGCTCGCGGGGTCGGGATCATGGACAACTCCGATCTTCAATACGTGACGCTTGCGGGAAAGCGATGGAAAGTCGCTTCTGACGTCAGTCAGTATCCCAATCTCGTCCTATATTTGAGGGAGGAGTACCATGGCCCGACCCCGGTCGGAGCTTGATGCCATTCTAAACGCCATCCCAGGCGTTACCAAGGCGTACTTCCAAGCGCCTACGAGCGGCATGAATGCTCCGTATATCGTTTACGAACCGGGAGTGAGAAATGACACCTCGTTCGCTGACAACGTCAAGTACCTGCTGAAAAAGGGCTACTCGATCGTTGTCGTTGACCGCGACCCGGACAGTCTCATTCCAGATCACGTGGAGAACCTTCCACACACCGAGTTCGTCCGGTATTACCGGGCAAATGGACTTCATCACTTCGCATTCCAGCTGTTCTTCTGAAGGGAAAACACAACATGCCTGAAATCACTTGGGATGCCATGGCGGACCGGTTCTTCGAGACCGGTGTCGACCACGGCGTTCTCTACACCCCCACCGCGGGCGTCTACTCGACCGGCGTCGCCTGGAACGGTCTCACGGCCGTCACCCAGTCCCCGACCGGCGCGGAGAGCAACCCGCAGTACGCGGACAACATCAAGTACGTGAATCTGCTGTCTGCCGAGGAGTTCGCGGCGACCGTCGAGGCCCTCACGTTCCCGACCGAGTTCCTTCTGCACGACGGCGTCAAGAAGACCGCCAGCGGCATGCAGATCGGCCAGCAGGGTCGCCCCATCTTCGGTTTCTCCTGGAGGACCAAGAAGGGCAACGCCCTCGACGAGGACCTGGGGTTCATCCTCAACCTCGCCTACGGCTGCCAGGCGGCGCCGTCGGAGAAGGCCCACAACACGGTCAACGAGTCGCCGGAACTGACGACCTTCAGCTGGGCCCTGACCACGACTCCGGTCGCTGTCACGGGCTACAAGCCGACGGCCATCATCAAGGTCGACTCGACGGACGCCGACGTGGACCCCGCCGGCCTCGAGGCGCTGATGGACGAGCTGTACGGCCGTGGTGCCGTCGTCTCGCCGCGTCTGCCGCTTCCGGACGAGGTCGACACACTGCTGACCGTCGGTCCGTAGTCCAAGAGAGGAGAAGAGAGTGCTCGAACTTAAAGTCCACGACGGAGATCGTGAAGTCGTGCTCCAGTTCGAGCACTCTCTTCTCGCTCTGTCAAAATGGGAGGCAAAACACAAGAAGCCCTTCCTGACAACGTCGGCTCGACCGCCCACCGAGATGATCGACTACTTCCAGTGCATGCTTGTGTCTCCGGAAGTTGACCCAGATCTCGTGTACATGCTCGAGCCCAGTGAGTTGGACGACATCGCCAACTACATGAACGACGCACAGACAGCATCGTCAGTCCCTCGCCAGCCGTCGAAGCTAGCGGCAGAGGTAACCACCAGCGAGTTGATCTATTACTGGCTGGTGGCCCTGAAGATTCCGTTCCAGCCCACGGAAACGTGGCATCTGAACCGAGTCATGATGCTCATCGAGATCACCAACTTCAAGAACCAGCCGGCTAAGAAGCGTAAGCCGTCTGAGGTCATGTCCGACTGGCGGGCGGCCAACGAACGCCAGAAGAAGATGTTCGGAACGAACGGCTAGGAGGTTCGATGCTTAAGTGGGATAAGCGCTACTACGAGCAGGGCCTCGACCGAGGCGTGCTCTACATTCCAGGACGCGATCCGGTTGCGTGGAACGGCCTACAGTCGTTCGACGAAGGCGAAAGCGGTATGACCTCGCTCCTATACCGAGATGGCGTGATCTACCTCGCCGATGTAGACGCCAGCGACTTCAAGGGGAGTCTGAAGGCCATCTTCTTCCCCGACGAGTTTCATGAGTGCCTCGGCATTCCCGAAGTCACCGACGGTCTCTACATCGACAACCAGAAGCCGAAGAGATTTGGCTTCTCCTACCGAAGCTTGATCGGAAGCGGCACGACTGGAGACCTGTTCGGATACCAAATCCATCTCGTCTACAACGCCATGGCTTCTATCGGCTCACGGACAAGAAACTCCCTGGGCGGCAACGGTGTCGCCCCCGTCGAGTTCCTCTTCGACATCGTCTGCACTCCAGTCAAGCTGGCCGGCTATAGGCCGACCGCTCACTTCATCATCGACACTCGGAATATGTCTTCGTCGACGATCGCTGAGTTGGAGGCCTTG